ATCCATGTTGATGTTGGCATAGAAGACTTTGTTCGTGACAAGGAAAGTGTAGATGACGCATTTGAGCGAGTCTACGCATATGTAGAAAAGAAGTTGGTTGAAAAGGTACAGGACATAGAGGAAGATCTGAATGGCAAGTAAGTCCTTCAAGTTAGAGTTTGCCGTGATTGGCAGGTACGAAGCCATGTATCTTGAAAAGTATGGAAGCAAAGTCGAGATCAACAAATACAAGGAAAAGTGGGCGGTCTCTTCTCTCATAGAAGACTTTGGATACGACACGGTTCTCCAGTGCCTTGAGTATTATTTCAAGACAGATAAGGATGGACATCCACTATCCTACTTTTTCTTTAACTTCGAACAACTTAAGAGTATCATGAGCGAGAAGATGCGAGACGACGAACTGAGAGCAGAACGCCGCCGCAAGACACAAGAATTGGCTAGGGAGTATTTGAATGGCGTACAGTGATGAAGTAGAAGTTATCTCTGCGCTGTGTAAAAATAAGGATATCCACACCATGTATGATAATGGTGCAGACCATCTTATTACGCACTGTGCTGATGTTTGGGGCTTTATCAAAGACTACTACTCTCAGACCAAGCAGGTTCCAGATTCAGACTTGGTTGCTACTAGATTTAGAGATTTTGATCCAGTCGATGCTGGCCCCACAATCTATCACATTGACAAACTGCGGTCGTCGTATCTTGATGAATCTATGCGTAATGCTGTGCGAACTGCCGCTACGCTTCTGCAAAATAATGAATCAGCACGGGCGCTACAAGAACTTACTAGCAGTATTTCTTCTATTGCCAGGGTTACTTCAAAGGCCCGCGATATCGATGTAACTGATATTGATGATGCAGTCTCCTACTTTGAAAAACTAAAGGAGTCTGCTGAGAATGGATGCGTCGGTATCAAGACCAATATCGCAGCATTTGATGCCTGCCTTCCAATGGGAATATCCAAGGGACAGTTGGGTGTCTTGCTTGCATACCCAGCAATTGGTAAATCTTGGCTTGCACTTTACTTTGCTGTGCAGGCTTGGCGTGTAGGTAGAACACCTATGATTATCAGTCTTGAGATGACTGAGCATGAGGTTCGTAATAGAGTTTTCACCATTCTTGGCAATGGAAGATTTTCTCACCGTGCAATGAGTGCTGGCAGGCTGGATGAAAGTGACTTTCGTGATTGGGCAGACCGCGAACTCAAGAATAAGCCACCATTTAAAATCATCTCAAATGAGATTGGCTCAGAGACAACGCCGAATCTTATTGCCTCAAAGATTGAGCAATACAAGCCAGATATAGTATTCATTGACTACCTACAGTTGATGAGTGACAACGCTGGCACTACCAGTAATGAGACTGTAAAGATTAAGAATCTTTCTAGAGAACTTAAGATGCTCGCTATAACTCAGGAGATTCCAGTTATTGCAATTGCGTCTGCCACCCCAGACGACGCATCTGACTTGGAATCTGTTCCACAGTTGGGTCAGGTGGCGTGGTCAAAGCAGATTGCCTACGATGCAGACTTCGTTCTTGCTCTTGGCAGGAAACAGAATAGTGACGCTATTGAGGTTGCATTTAGGAAGAATAGAAATGGCTTTCTGGGAGACTTCATTCTAGTAGCAGACTTTGACTCTGGCAGATTCAAGGAATACAACGACCTATAAGTTGCTATAATAACCATGTGGATAATCTTTTTGTTGGACATAAAAGAATAGTAATGTTTCAAATCGATGGACAAATCGATACGGACTCAAACATTCCATCAATCCGACAAAGATATGAAAAACACTTGGTTGATGTTATGAACTCAAAAGGCTATGTGCCGCACTTTGACATAGAGCCTGCGTTCAGTCTACAATATGATAAAGGCGTGTATAGTTTTCTACTATCCATGTATGGGATTTACATAGGAAAGGCAAAGGCCAAATGTTTTCACGGCGTTTCACTAAACAATCTAATACCAAAGAGTTCTACTCAGACGAACAAATAGCATCAGTTCTACGTTCGTGCGATGTTCGCGTGGGCGGCGAGATTGATACACACTATTTGATCTTCTGTCCATTTCACTACAATGTAAATACTCCTGCATGTGAAATAGACAAGACTAGTGGGCTATACATTTGCTTCTCATGCGGAGAAAGCGGCAGCCTGACAGATCTAGTTATGAAGACAACCAAGAGAAACTTCTTTGAGGCATCACGGGTAATTCATTCTGCATCTGCCACCACCGACATACTAAGCGTGGTGAATATGGAACTGAGCAAACTTCCAGATGACCAACTAGAGGAATTTGACTCATCAATCATTCTCAGACTTCATGAAAGTCTTTTAGATAACCAAAAAGCCATAGATTATTTTCGGGGTAGAAAGATCTATATGGAGGCGGTTATGGAAATGAAGTTGGGTTATTCTGCCAAGCAGAACATGGTTACCGTTCCTATTCAAGATCAGTACGGAATGTACGTTGGAATGGTGGCCAGGTCTATTGAGGGCAAGTCGTTTAAGAACTCAACTAATTTGCCACGCAAGCATGTTCTTTTCAATCTAAATAGATCTAAGTTAAACGATATTGTAGTTGTAGAATCTACCTTCGATAGCATCCGTCTTTGGCAACTTGGAATTCCGTCCGTGGCAACTCTTGGATCTAATATATCAGGAAATCAGATTCTTCTGTTAAATAAGTATGCTAATAAGATTATGCTTTGCCCAGACAAAGATAGTGCTGGACAAAAGATGGTAACAAAAGTTAGTGAAAAACTGACTAACAAGCAAATAACTATTATGGATGTCGGAGAGGCTAAAGACATAGGAGACTTATCCGATTCAGAAATTATGACGCTCTGGAAAAATGCTTGTTCCAATAACGAAATATCGGTATAATTAATCAACCGACCCATCTACAGGGTCAAATATCAGGAGGAATATTATGGGAGTTATTACAGGTTTAGCGGGTATTAAGAAGAAGATGGAGCGTCCAGTAATTTCTGATACGCCCCGTGCAAGGTGGCTAAAGGTTGAAGATGGACAGAGCGTAAAGATTCGCTTTATTAATGAAATTGATCCAGATTCCCCAAGTTATGACCCAAAGCGTGGTCTCGCAATTGTTGTTGCAGAGCACACCAATCCAAAGGATTATCGCCGCAAGGCTGTCTGCACCCTAGATGATGAGGGTCGCTGCTTCGGATGTGAGATGCATCGTAAAGATCCAAAGGCTGGCTGGAAGTCTCGCCTACGATTTTACTGCAATGTTCTAGTGGATGATAACTCTGGAGAGCAATACACAGCAGTTTGGTCACAGGGAGTAAGTTCCAAGTCTCCCACTACAACAATGCTTATTGAGTATGCAGCAGACACAAACTCAATCACGAACCTCACATGGAGGCTAAAGCGTTCTGGAACTGGTACACAAACCAGTTACGCACTGATTCCGCTTGCTACAGACAGTGAGAAGTTTGACTGGTCCGCAATTGAACCCTATGAACTGGACAAGGTTGCAATCAGGAATATTTCTTATCCAGACCAAGAGGCTTTTTACATGGGCCTTGATGTAGATACAACAACATCTACCGCCGTTGAGTGGTAATTCTTGATCCTGTGGCGGGCGGTAGGATATACTCTTACCGCCCACTACTATTTGGAGAGGTATGTTTCATAACCATCATTCACATTCTTATTACTCGCTTCTAGATGGATACTCGTCCCCACTAGAACTTATGCAGCGCGCTGCCGAAATTGGCATGGGGGCAATGTCCATTACCGACCACGGCTCGCTGAGCGCACATAGAGAGTTGCTAAAGGCTGGCGCAGAAACTGGCGTTAAGCCCATTCTTGGCCTTGAAGCATATTTCACACCAGATAGATTAGATAAGAGATCCAAGAAGGATCGTACGCCAGATGATCAGATCTACAACCACCTAATCATTCTTGCCAAAAACGACAATGGGCTGGCTAATCTTAGTAGGCTGTCTGAGATGGCTTGGAATGATGGTTTCTTCGTTAAGCCTCGCATGGACTTTGAATTGCTAGATAGGCATAATAAAGATCTCGTAGTTCTCTCTGGCTGCATGAATGGAATCATTGCTAAGGCAATTGAGAATGGAAATTGGGCTATGGCTAGACAACATGCCCTTTGGTTCAAGGAGGTGTTCGGTGATGATTTCTATATGGAGTTGCAGCCACACAATCCAGCAAGTCTGAATTTGGCTTTGCTAGAACTAGGAGACACACTTGGCATCAAGTCTACTGTGACATTGGATTGCCACTACGCATCTCCTAAGGATCGGGTGGCAGAGGAAATCATGCTTATCCTTGGGACACATCCCAAGATTCAGAAGGAGTCCTCATTCGAAGGCAGCAAGAAGTATGCAGATGTCATGGATAAACTTGACTATCTTTATGGAGAAAGAGGCATGTCCTTCAAAGACTTAGATATCTGGCTTATGGATTTTGCAGATGTCCGCACTCGTATGGAGGCTCAGGGAATCTATCGTGATGATCTCTATGCCAACAGCATGGAAATATCGGATAAGGTTTCTCAATACGAGCAAAAAGAAAATCTAGATCTGCTTCCGGTCAACCATGAAAGTCCAGATGCAGAACTTGAAAGACTAGCAATTGCGGGTCTAAAGCAAAGAGGATTGCTGGATAAAGAAGAGTATCGTCAAAGACTTAACGACGAACTATCTATTATCAAATCAAAGAACTTCTCTTCATACTTTATTATTGTGTCGAATATGATTGCCTGGGCAAAGCAAAATGGGATTCTTGTTGGCCCAGGAAGAGGGTCTTCGGCAGGAAGTCTGCTGTGTTATGCACTAGGCATCACAGAGGTAGATCCAATTGAATACGGACTACTATTCTTTCGATTCATCAATCCTGAACGAAACGACTTTCCTGATATTGACGTAGACTATGAAGATCGTCGTCGCGGAGAAGTGAAGCAGCACCTGATTGACAAATATCATAATGTTGCCTCAATTGCTACCTTCCTAACCTTTAAGGACAAGGGTGTTGTTCGTGACGTTGCTAGGGCACTTAATGTCCCACTAACAGACGTTAATAAGACTCTTAAGAATATCGAAACATGGGATGAGTTTATCGGTTCAGAGTCTACTAGAGAATTCAGAAAGAAGTATCCAGAAGTTGTAGACTACGCTGACAAGTTGCGAGGAAGAATCAGAGGCACTGGCGTCCATGCCGCAGGCATTGTTACATCTAAGATAGAACTGAGTAATGTTGCTCCCATCGAAACTAGAAAAGACACTCAGGGTGATGGAAGAATCCCCGTTGTCGCGGTAGACATGGAGCAGGCGGCTGAAATTGGACTAATCAAGATCGATGCGCTTGGCCTGAAAACTCTGACGGTTATCAAGGACGCTCTAGATATTATTCGTAACAGAACTGGCGAGGTGATTGATCTACAGAACCTAAAACTGGACGACCCAGAAGTGTTTGCTGATATATCTGCTGGTCATACGAAGGGTATATTCCAGGCTGAGGCCGCCCCATACACAAACCTTATTCTTAAGATGGGCATTAGCAACTTCAATGAACTTGCAGCCTCCAATGCCCTTGTTCGTCCAGGTGCAATGAATACAATTGGTGCAGACTATGTAAAAAGAAAGAAGGGGCGTCAGGCAGTCAAATACGTCCATCCTATTATGCAGCAATTTACACAAGATACATATGGCTGTATTCTTTATCAGGAACAGGTCATGCAGGCGTGTGTTTATCTAGGCGGCATGACAATGGCAGAGGCAGACAAGGTTCGAAAAATTATTGGCAAGAAAAAGGATGCCAAAGAGTTTGATCAGTTTAAGGACAAGTTCGTTGACGGCGCTTCTGAGCACATCAGCAGAGAGGCAGCAGAAAAACTATGGCACGACTTCGAAGCCCACGCGGGATATTCGTTTAATAAAAGCCATGCCGTTGCCTACTCTATGCTTAGTTACTGGACCGCATGGCTTAAGCACTACTACCCGCTTGAGTTCATGTATTCCCTACTGAAGAATGAGTCGGACAAGGACACTAGAACTGAATACCTAATTGAGGCAAAGAGAATGGGAATTAGAATTCTTCTTCCACATGTTAATGAGTCAGAGATTGATTTTGCAATTTCTGGTAACTCTATTAGATTTGGCCTTGGGAATATCAAGTATGTGTCAGAGAACATCGCTAACAAGATCATGGAAAGTAGGCCATTTACATCCTATCAACAGTTTCTAGAGATTTCTTCAAGTAAGGGATCTGGCATCAACAGCCGCGCTGTAGCAGTCCTGAACAGAATTGGTGCGCTGGCATTTGATGACAATCCTCGCACTGGTGAGGAAAAGAATTATTTGTACGAGTACCTTAACGTGCCAGAATTTAATGCAGACATTCCAAGGTATCTTGATGCCTACATTAAAACTCTAGATGACTATGATGAGCGTGGCTCTTTTATTATCCTTGCTATGGTAAAGTCCATTAAGCGTGGCCAAGGTTGGTCAAGAGTTGAGGTTGTAGACAAGACTGGAACCGCTGGCATTTTTCATGACGAAGATACACAGATTGAGTCTGGTAAGATGTATCTGTTTCTTGTAAGTAACAATAGAATTGCGGAGTATGTTCTCCCAGAGGAACTGAAGAAGATAGACTCTGGATTTTCTAGATACATTACCGCTACCAATCTACCGCTAGTCGATGGAGAATATTTTGTAGTTTCTTTCTCTAGCAGAAAGACAAAGAAGGGTGACAACATGGCAAATGTTGTTTTTGCAGAAGAAGACAAAAACTTGATTTCTGCCGTTGCATTCCCTAAAATATATACACAGGCTCGTATGTCATTAAAGCCAGGATCTTCCACTAAGGTAGTGATGAAAGAACTTGATGATGGCACTATGGCAATCAACAGTATCGAATGGAGAGATTCTTGAACCTAGATAATTTAGCAGCAGAACTGCATCAAACAGCATTAGAAAAGGGATTTTGGGGGCCGCTAGAAACCCTGCGAGAGTCCGATGAAAGTTTTATCTTTTATGCAAAGCAAATCGCAATGATTCACTCAGAGGCCACCGAAGTTCTGGAGGCGCTGAGAAAAGACAAGGGTCAGTTGGCCGTGGTAGAAGAACTCGCAGATATCATTATCAGGGTTCTAGACCTATACAATGGACTATATAATGAAGGCGTAGTTACAGCATCGCTTCATAAGGTGCTAAGGAAGAAGGCTGGAGTTAATAAGGATAGGCCTCGCCTGCACGGTGTGCGTGGATGATATAATATGACAGTCAATGGATACTTCCTTCATGGCTCAGACAACGAGATGCTAATGGTTATTAGAAGCCATGATGAAGATTTTATGATGTCAATTATTACAAAATTAAAAAAGAGCCGCGAGCCGCAGATAAAAGAGTTAGCAGAGACATTGGAGAATCATTTTTATGACAGAGATAGTGATGGAAGAAATACTAGCAAAACTAGATCCCAAAATAAGAAAACTAGTAGGTCCAGCGGATCAAGTAGAAATACATAAGCAAAAGACACCAAGCCTATCTCTGAATGTTGCACTAAAGGGCGGCTTGGCATATGGTCGTCAAGTTCTTATCTGGGGCAACAAGAGTGCTGGCAAGTCCTCTTTTTGTCTACAAATTATTGCAGACGCGCAGAAGAATGGAAAAACATGTGCGTGGATCGATGCAGAACAGTCGTATTCTCCAGAATGGGCAGAGCGATTAGGAGTGGATTCGACAAAACTTATCTATTCCACAGCAAAAACTATTAATGACATGGTAGATATTGGGACACAACTAATTCAATCTGGAGTAGACATTCTCGTTGTAGATTCTATTTCAGCCCTGCTTCCCGCGATCTACTTTGAAAAGGACGGCTCTGAACTAAAACAGTTACAGGACACTAAGCAAATAGGTGCCGAAGCAAAGGACATGACTCATGCCGTCAAGATGCTAAATTATGTCAATAACAACACTCTCCTTATTCTCATTTCTCAGCAGAGAAATCAGTTCGGAACAATGCACGCCAGCCATATTCCAACAGGTGGAATGGCCGTCAAGTTTTTCTCGTCCACGATTATTAAGTTGTGGTCAAGCGAATCTGAGGCTTCATCAATTAAAGATCGTGTTGCGGTAGGAGATAAACTAATTGAGCAGAAGGTTGGCAGGCCAGTAAACTGGACTATCGACTACAACAAGACTGGTCCACAGTTTATCACTGGATCATATGATTTTTATTTCCAGGGAAGCCACGTTGGAGTGGACCAAGTTGCGGACCTAGTTGATACTGCTGAAATGATGGGAGTGATTGAGAGGGGTGGTGCATGGTATACGGTATTCGGTCAAAGAATCCAGGGCCGCGCCAATGTAATTGCAGCAGTGAGAGAAGATCTTGATCTCTACGACAAACTAAGTGAAGAGGTGTACGGAAAAGTATGATAGACCCAAAAGATTTCTTATCATCAAACAATACGCAAGAAGATGACGATCTCATTGATCTAGAAGGTTCTTTTTCATGTCCAGAACAAGGATGCTACGAATTAACTACTTTAGGTAAGTTTAACGAAAGAGAAAGAATCATAACATGGACATGCATTAATGGACACGCTGGAAGGGCGGGACTATGAGCGAACGATCTGAGATAAAAAGAATCGGTGGCAAGGCTCACAAAAATTCTGGTCGTGGTCAATATACGAAGTCTGATGCAACCTGGGAAAACTTTATTGTAGACGTTAAGGAATACTCAAAGTCTTATTCCATTAGTCAGTCAACTTGGTCAAAGATCGTAACGGACACCTTAAGAACCGATAAGACTAAAGATCCAGCACTGCTTTTAGTTTTAGGTGGAAAGACTAGGTTGGCAGTTATAGAATGGTCTAAACTAGAAGAATTGGTAGAAAATGGAAAACACGATTGATTTAATTAATTCAATATCTGAATTCAACGAAGTACATGAATTTCTTAGTGATCCAGATATTGATGAGTGCCTTGCAATTATCGTAAAGATTATGTCTAAGCCAGACGTGCCGCCCACGCAGGCGGTCGTCCTGATTGCTAAACTACAAGCCATGTCAGCGAAGTTTGGTATACTTGCAACATACTATTCAACATTGGCAAAGGGATCTTCTGGAACTCCAAATAATGTAAAGAAGAATATCTATTACACAATGAAGGATTCAATAGACAAACTAGTGGATAGTTTGAAATATGTAGCAAGATTTAACTTAGGATAAATATGGCAAAGAATTTAATAGCATCATTAAGAAATAGACCGAAAGAAACAGAGTTAGATTCGGCTAAATTGGTTAAGATGATTTATCAATCTTACGAATCAAACAGGCCCGAAACAGAGTACAAGAAGAAGTCTTCTTTCGCGCCTAGCACACTTGGCTATGGCCACGGAACCTGCGCCAGATATTGGACTCTAGCATTTACTGGTGGAGACTTTACTCAACATACTCCAGCCCTGAATGTGGCATCAATGGACAGCGGAACGGATGCCCATACACGAATCCAGAAGGCTATGGAAAAGACTGGAATTCTAAAAGAGTGCGAAAGGGAAATAAGAAATAGCGATCCGCCAGTTCGTGGCTTTGCAGACGTTATCTTAGAGTTTAATGGCAAAGAAATAGTTGGCGAAATAAAGACAATCAAGGATCAGTATTTTATACAAAGACAACAAGAAATGCAGCCATCAAATAGCCACTTGCTACAGATTCTAATCTACATGAAAATAGAAAACATAGAAGAGGGATTTCTCTTATACGAGAATAAGAACTCTAATGAGTTAGTTGGAATACCAGTTGTGATGTCAGAGAAGAACAAGGAATATATTGAGTATGTATTCGAATGGATGCGCGAAGTATATGCTGCTTGGAAAGATAATGTTCACCTCAAGCGCGGATATACGAAATCTACTTGGCAATGCAAAGGCTGTCCAGTAATGAATATTTGCAACGAAATGGAACCTAAGGGCGTAAAGATCGACAACCTTAAGGTTGGCGTGGATGAATAATGAAAACTTTAAGGTCTGTGGATTCTGTGGCACAGAGTTTCAAAGCAAAAAGAAGAATCAAAAATATTGTGACAATATTTGTTGTCGTGGGGCAACGAATAAAAGAATTATGCAAAGATACTATGAAAATAAGGCAAGGCTGGCTGGCGTAAAAAGATGTTGCGTGAAATGCGAAAGGGCACTAAGTAGATATAACTCTTCTAGTTTATGCGGTGCTTGCGAGAGAGCATCAAAAGACCACAATGAGAACAAGATACAGGAGATGATTGATGTCATCAATAACAAAGTTAATAAGGCCAAAAGCAAATAGAGTTCTTGGTATCGACTCGTCTACCAACTCCGTGGCCTTCTGCGTATTTGATGGAAAACCAGTATCTTGGGGGAAAATTATCTTTAATGGGGCATCTATTTATGATAAAATTATTGATTCACACAAAAAAGTATATGCCAGTAAATCAATTTTAGAAGTAGATTATGTTTGCATTGAGTCTGCAATTATGGTTAAGTCACAGGATGTAGCAATAAGAATGGCAATGATTGTTGGAGCAACAATATCTAGTTTGGCAGACAACAAGGATATGATTGTTACGGTTCCGCCCAGCGCATGGCAGCCATTTATTGGTAACAAAAACTTCACAAAACAGGAAAAAGAGTTATTGAAAAATCAGTTTCCTGGCAAGACAGAATCATGGTATAGAAATAAAACTAGAGAGTTGAGGAAGCAAAGAACAATGGACTTCTTCAATAATAAGTATGATATTTCCGTCACCGACCATGATGTTGGTGACGCTATGGGTATCGCATATTATGCATATAACAAGTTGGTGACAAATGGCTAAACTATATCAAAGCAAGGCGTGGCTTACAAAGAGATATGTTGTTGATAAAAAGTCTCTTGAAGAAATTGCTAAAGAGTGTAATGTAAGCCATCAAACAATTTACAGATATCTGGTAGAATTTTCATTAATTAGAGATCTAAGAAAGTTAGGTAAAAGATGATTGAAGTGAGTCAGGACTCTATGTATCGGTATCCGCAATTTGATGCTGGTAATTCTGTAGATAAGCCAGAGATCGCTATTGTCCCACAGAATGAAACAGAAAAGAAAATTCGTGGTGTGTGCGACGACATGTCAGATATGCTGATAAAGAAGAATAGAGCATACGGCAATTCAGCCCTAGAGCCAGTAAGAATATTTTCTAAATCTGACAATGTTGAGCAACTGAAAGTTAGAATAGATGACAAGTTGAGCAGATTTGTGCGCGGCCACGCATATCCAGGCGATAATGATATTGACGACCTTATGGGTTATCTGGTATTATTGAAGATAGCAATTAATCAGGAAAAGTAATGCCTATATATACATATTATTGCCCCGCCTGCGATATCGACTGTGAGAAAATGGTTGCTATGCAAAATAGAGATGGTGCCCTGTGCGATAACTGTGGCTACCGTTTGATTAGAGGAATAGATAGGCCAGGAATGGTTTGGTCACCGACCCGCAACGGCGGGCACTCGGTTTAGGTGCTATAATGAATGTGGTGAAATAATGGCTAATAAAAAGAAGTCTGGTGTAGTTACTGCTCCATATCATTTTAATCAGCATATATCAGTTTTCTACCAAATGAAGCACGGCCAAGACGAGATTGAGATAGGCACACCTCTAAGATTCAAGTTTGAGCGCGGCGTGTTTAAGTTTATCAAAATGGTTCACAATGATGAAAAGAAGGTAACTTGGATAGACTGCCTGAGTCAAGATGGCATATATAGATCTTTCTACGTCTCTCAACTAAAGGGCGTGGTAAAGCCGAAGAAGAAGAGGAAAAAGAAGGTTGCCTGAATTAGAGTTGGCAGATAGATGGGAAAGAATTAATAAGGTTGTTGAGGTATTTCTCAAGGGCACAACTAATCCCACACACATCGCCAGAGAAACTGGATTTAAGCGCACAGAAGTTCAAGAATACCTTAACGAGTGGCGTTCGGTTGTTCATAGCGATAAATTAATTCAAAATCGTGCAAGGGAGGCGCTTGCTGGTGCAGATAATCACTACTCTATGCTCATTGCGGAAGCGTGGAAGGTTGTTGAGGAGGCAAACCAAACTCAGGCATTGTCACACAAGACAGCCGCATTAAAACTTATTGCGGACATACAGCAGAAGCAAATTGACATGCTTCAAAAGGCTGGCCTGATTGAGAACAATGAAATCGCAGATCAGATTGTAGAAACTGAAAGAAAGCAAGAGATTCTTGTTGGCATTCTAAAAGAAGTAATTGCCGACTGTGATCATTGTAGAAAAGAAGTTTCTAAGAGACTTAGTTCGGTTACGGGCAAGGCTGAGGGCTACTAGTGTTTGATGATTTCTTGCAAGCACTTGATGGAGATGAATTCGATGAGATTCCAGTATCCATAGAAGAGTTTACTACTAGCGATAGATATCTAAGCCTGCCGCCTCTTTCAGAATATCAATATCAATGTATCAAGGCCATGACGCAGATCTATAAGAAAGATACTCTAGTCACAGTTTTTGGAGAAGAGGACGGTCTAAAAAGATACAAGCAAACTTGCAATGAGGTAATCCTGCAACTTGGCAAGGGGTCTGGCAAGGATTATATGTCAACTGTTGCCGTGGCCTACTTGGTATATCTATTGCTCTGCCTCAAAGATCCTGCTAAATATTATGGCAAGCCCCCTGGTGACGCTATCGATATTATTAATATCGCCATCAATGCTGACCAGGCTAAGAATGTTTTCTTCAAAGGATTTCGCAAGCGTATCGAAGACTCTCCTTGGTTTCAGGGAAAGTACAGCGTTACTGCACAGGCGGTGGCATTTGATAAATCAGTAACCTGTCACTCTGGACACTCAGAAAGAGAGTCATGGGAGGGCTACAACGTAATCTGTGTGATTCTTGACGAGATCTCTGGCTTTAGCATGGAGTCTACAACTGGTAACGACCAGTCCAAAACAGCACAAGCAATTTATGACATGTATAGGGCTTCAGTAGATTCTAGATTCCCAGATTATGGAAAAGTTATACTGCTTTCATTCCCACGATTTAAGGGAGATTTTATTCAGCAGAGATACGATTCTGTTATAGCAGACAAAGATGTCATAATCAGGGAGCATGAGTTTAAAATTGATGAAGAGTTGGACGACTCAATACAGGAAAATAAATTTACAATTCAGTGGGAAGAAGAGACTATTAATGCCTATAGATTTCCAAGGATGTTTGCATTAAAAAGACCTACATGGGAGGTCAATCCAACTAGAACAATTGATGATTTCAAAAGATCATTCTTTACAAATCCTGTAGATGCTCTATCTCGTTTTGCCTGTATGCCGCCAGAGTCAGTAGATGCTTTCTTCAAATCTAGAGATAAGATAGAAACATGCTTTAATCAGACTTACAACGGCGTAGATGAATTCGGACGGTTCTACGATTTCTTCAAGCCGCAGGAAGACAAGGAGTATTTCATCCATGTTGACCTTGCACAAAAGCATGACCACTGTGCTGTCGCTATGGCACACATCGACAGATGGGTGCATATTAAATCGTTCTTAAATCACGAAGTGGTTAGCCCCGTTGCTATGGTAGATTGTGTCAGATGGTGGACACCAACCGCAGATAAATCAGTAGACTTCTCAGAGGTTAAGCAATTCATAGTTGATCTTAGAAGTCGTGGGTTTAATATTAAAAAGGCGACATTCGACAGATGGCAATCTCACGATATCCAGTCTGAACTAAGAATGATTGGAATTAATACAGAAACTCTTTCCGTTGGCAAAAAGCATTATGATGACATGGCCATGCTTGTTGGAGAAGAAAGAATTGTCGGCCCAAGAATCCAACTCCTGATAGATGAACTCTTGCAACTAAGAATTATTCGTGATAAGGTTGACCATCCAAGAAAGGGTTCTAAAGACCTTTCTGACGCTGTATGTGGCGCTCTTTATAATTCAATTATTGGCACGAAGAGAGAGGCCAAGGAAGTTGAGATTGAGGTCCACACATATAAGCAACTAATTAGAGATAAAAGGATTGAGCAGGCCAACGCCCCCAATCCTGACAATATTATTAGGCCGATGGTAATGAATGATCCTAAAAATGATTGGCATATAGGGATGATCTAATGATTGAAATAACTTGGCAGGGCAAACAGGAAGCAATACAGATGCTAATAGAAAGAGACGGCGATCTATGCTTTATCTGTAAAAACAAATTTGGCAAGAAAGAAAAAAGAACATTAGATCACTGGGTTCCACTTTCTAAGGGTGGGACGTGGAATATTTCTAATCTAAGATTAGCACATAAGCAATGTAATCTATGGAAGGGTGACAGAATGCCACTTCCAGATGGAACTGTTCCAGACCCACCTCCCAGATCAAATTTTGTAGACCGTAAAAGGGTTAGGAAACGTAGCCGCCCAAAAGTATGTAGCGTTTGTATGTCTGGTAGAATTCTTCTACCAGGAGAAAGGTGTGCGGTATGCCACTCCGATCCGCAGCCTCGCGCATTTCCTGGCTGGGCCAAGCGTAAATCTAATGAATGTGATCACAAAATATATCACTGTTATGCTTGTGTTTTAGGTTTTGCTAGGAGGGCTAGTTAATGGATCTTCCAGATAAAATTATTGATTGGCTGGTCCACAATGAATATATTGTGGAGGTGTCACAAAATATTCTTGGTGAGCCAGTGTATCGATTTACCAAAAAGTTTTACAAAGAACAGGAAGAGTTGGTCAAGCAAATCAGAATAACTGAGTCAGACCTAATCTCATCGCTGTGGTTTAAAAACTTTATTGATGTTAGGATCACTGAAGATGGCCAAACATTAATTTATTTGACTGACAAGTCCGACCTATGGTATTCTTCTGATGAACTGTCGGAAGAAGAGAAATCGATGATGTATTTCATCTACACTATGGGCGGAGCAGTTGACAACAGATACTAGAAATGTTTCAGATTTTTATAAGTACTGGCATGATGATGCAATTCGTGCCAACCTAGACTCTAAGCGCAATGAGTTTATCGTGGTAGTAGAAAGAATAAATGGAGATTTTAATTTTTCGAATGTCGTAAGAAATTGTAATGCATTTCTTGGGAAGAAGGTGATTCGTTGTGGAATCAAAAGATGGGACAAACGCGGGGCTGTTGGAACGCATCACTACGAGCATGTACATCATGCCGACAACATTATGGACGTTCTTATCAGTCTTAGGAACGATGGTTATCGTATCGTTGCCATTGATAATGTGGGAGATGCAAAGGTAATCAATGAATATTCTTGGTCTCCTAAGTCTGTTATGGTTTTTGGCGAAGAGGGACGCGGCCTTTCGCATGAAGTACTAAACTTTGCTGACGATATAGTCTATATTCAACAATACGGATCTGTGAGATCTTTAAATGTTGGGACGGCATCTGGAATTGTGATGTATGACTATTGTTCGAAAGTGGTACAATAGACGTATGGCAGAGACGTATACTCCAACTGATGCAATGGTGGCTGCTGGCCGCCGCGCAATTAGATGGAAAGAAGAGGGTAAGGCAAAAGGCGCTGGAACCGCAGTAGGATGGACACGCGCACGCCAACTTGCTAACAAAGAACCACTGTCTCTTGACACAGTTAAGAGAATGTACTCTTATTTTTCCAGACATGAGGTTGATAAGCAAGGTCAGGGCTTTAGCCCTGGAGAAGAAGGTTATCCCTCCAATGGAAAAATTATGTGGGAGGCATGGGGCGGCGATGCTGGATTTTCATGGTCCAGAGCAATCGTAGAAAGAGCAAAGAGAATGGAAAAGATGTGGCAGGATTCTCCATTCGCCTTTAGAAAAGATAGCACAATATAGGCCCCCATATGCTAGCATTCCTTATTTCAGTACGCTATAGTGCAGATAAACCTTAGGATGGTGTAGTTACCCGCTAGCATATGGGTCACGGAATGTGGCGCAGTTTGGTAGCGCACTTGCTTTGGGAGCAAGGGGTCGAAGGTTCAAATCCTTTCATTCCGACATGAAAAATAAACTTTTGATACTATTTATCGGCGTGGTGTTTGGCTGGGCCTTTGCTGATAGATTTATGAGAGAAAATGGAAATCCACACTAACGATGAATGCCAAAAACATTGGCGAGAAATATTTGCATCTCAGATAGAGAGTACGATAAACTCTTACTACCCGCAAGAAAACGATCATGATAGAGATAGAATAAGATGGTTTCTTGAGGGCCTACGTTATGCATCAATGATAATTCGGTGGGATGAGACAGAAGAATAGTGCGGGATTGTGTAATGGCAGCACGACAGTCTTTGGAACTGTTTGTCTAGGTTCGAATCCTAGTCCCGCAGCGTAATATCAACAATGATAAAATAGTCATATACACAAGGAGGTGCTGTGGAAACAGCAGTCATGCAGGCCGAAAAAACTGAAAAGCCCAGCCACGGAATTCTTACCAAACTGGATCGGTGTGATCATGGAAACTGTCCAGCACAAGCATTTGTATTAATTAAATTTGAAACTGGTAGTCTATATTTCTGCGGCCATCACTTTAATAAAGTAGAAGCCTCTATTTATGAAAAAGCCCTTGACATCATAGACGAAAGGGATACAATTAACCCTAAGTCAGAATCATCTGCATGATTCGATGGGCGGTATCCTAGTCTGGTTTTGGAAGCGGTCTTATAAGCCGTGTATCGTGGGTTCAAATCCCACCCGCCCAACCAAGCCCTTGTAACTCAGAGGATAGAGTAGTGGACTTCTAATCCATTAGTCGCTGGTTCGAATCCAGCCAAGGGCGCTAAGCGAACGTTGCATAATGGTAGTGCCTCTGCCTTCCAAGCAGACGGTGTGGGTTCGATTCCCATCGTTCGCTCCAAGCCTCAGTAACTCAGTTGGCCAGAGTAGCCGCCTTGTAAGCGGCAAGTCATCGGTTCGAATCCGATCTGAGGCTCGCACGGTCCTTCTTTTTGTTTGCCATCCGTTAATATTCGTGATATTCTATTAAGGTTGCCGCCAATAGGAGGTTAACATGACGACAAAAAACCGAATTGGAGTAGCAGTAGTAAGCACTATGACTTTAGTGTTTTCTCTGCTTACACCAACGGCGTATGCTAAGTCTGCGCCTATGGCGGAAGGGTCAGCAAACGTTGCTGCTCTACCGTTTTTACCAACTTCCTCTGCTGAGGCACCGTCAGTCAAGGTGGAGAAAAAGAAGAAGGTAAAGAAGTGGAAGTGTAAGAACCAATTGGCCAACTGGCTTTATGGTGCGGGATTCCGTGGCCATAATCTCAGAGAAGCCTGGACCATCGCAATGAGGGAGAGTAATGGTACTAACCTTGGGCCTGGAATGTCTGGATTTAATGGACATGACTACGGCTTGTTCCAATTTAATCGTGGAGCATGGGGTGGTTCGTCTTGGTGGAACACAGCGAACTTGCTGACACCAGAATATAATGCGTCTATCGCATTTAAATTGAGTAGCGGAGGAAAGTCGTGGATTCCTTGGGGCATGAGGGATCATGGGCAATTCGATACTCAAAGTTACGCGGGCATTTGGTCTAGCGATCAGTTTTATGCTTGGGTAATTGAACCATATCAGCGTTACTATGCCCAATATCCATGTAAGTAAATAGCAAGTCGGTGGCGAGGAAACACAATCAAATGTGCGGCAACACCCTCGCCATCTAAGCCTCTGTGGTGAAATGGCTATCACAAGGGACTCATATCCCCTTAGTTCAAGTTCGATTCTTGACGGAGGCACTGGTACAATATGTGCAAACAGAAGGGTACAATATGCGGATTGGTTTTGGGTCTACCGACTGGGGTGACCACGTTCAGGCTCAACCTGGCGGCTGTACACACATGCGCTGTATGATTCCTGCTCATGGCCTTAGACAAATAGGCCATGAAGTTGGTGTGGGAGAAATAGGATGGAAAGACGGCGAGGGATTTGTAATAGTTCCCCCAGTAGAAAAACTTAAGTTTGGTAAGACTGGAATTGTAACAACATATGACGAGCATTTTGATAAACTTGACGTAGTTGTCCTAAAGTTGTTTATGCATAAGGATTCAGAAAAATATATAACTAAGGCCAGAGAATATGGTCAGACGGTAATCATTGATACAGACGATCATTTCGAACAACTGCCACCAGACAATATGGCATTTCACACCACTGATCCCAAGAACTCTCCAGACAACAATAGGAACTTTCTTATCAACAATTATTCAAAGGTTGATGGCATTATCGCCAGCACAAAGTTTCTTGAGCAAAAATCTTTAAGACACAATAACAATGTTTACAGAGTGCCGAACTCACTGATTCCAGAAACTTTTTATTTCAGGCAAGACTTCTCTGGCTGGAATCCAACGATTGGCTGGGTAGGAATCATGTTATGGAGAGTCGAAGACATCAAGGAGGTCGGAGCGCCGCTAAAAACATTTCTAGAAAAATATGATCTTAAGTTTCATCATTCTGGTATTGTTCTAACGAGAGAGAAGTGGTTCGCTGAAGAGGCAGGATTTAATCCAGATAGAATGTCTGGATATGTCGGAGCAAGACCAGAATATTATGGCAACTTGTTTATGCCAATTGATATTGGCATAGTGCCACTGACAAATAATCCGTTCAATGAGGCAAAGAGTTGTCTAAAGGGAATGGAGTATGCTTTGAGTGGAATCCCATTCGTTGCGTCGGATACTCAGGAATACCGCGATCTTGCAGAAATGGGATGTGGTAGGATAGCCAAGAAGCCGCGCGACTGGATTAGGCATTTAGAAGAACTTAGAGATCCAGAAGTTAGGAAGCAGGAAAGAATTAAGAATTACGAAGTGGTTGTAAAAAATCTAAGTCTGTTTATGATGAAGTATAAGTGGTCCGAAGCGATTGAACTGATTCACATGAATGCACAAAAGAATAGAATTAAGCCAAAACCTAAGCCACAAATCACGGGGCAGAAAGGTTTCGACCCTAGCAAGTTTCTAGTCGCACAAAACTAACAAACATAATAAACGGCAACTCACAAAACGCCTTCGCACTAGCAGCATGATAGTGCCGCGCAGCAATCGCGTGGGAACAGAAGATTGCATTCGTAGTACAATAGTAGTTATAGCAACACAACGTTAGGACTAGAAATAAATTAGCGGGACGGCGGTTCGATTCCGCCCTGCTCCACAGGAGGAAAAATGCCATACGATATTAGACAAAACTACAGAGGTAAGTCTGGATATTCAGTTGTTGGTCCAGATGGAACCGTTCGTGGAACACATTCATCTCGCCGTGCGGCAATTGAGCAACAGCGCGCACTGTATGCTGCTGAGTCGGGAATGAAGAAGGATGCTGGGGAACTTTACGAACAGTTGACCCCAGACGAGAAAGAATTTCATGATGCACTCGCTGCGATTGCTGAGAAGTATGGAAAATTCGATGAAGATGGCAGCGGGATTTGGGCAGGATACGATCCACCAGAAAGAAATCCAGAAGCCGAAATTGGAGTTAAGTGTGGAAACTGCTCGTTCTATGAGGGCAATGGTATGTGTCACATCATAGCCTTCCAAGTAGAAGAAAATGGTAAGTGCCGTCTTGCAGCAATTCCAGATGGTTATGTAAACTATAATGTCATGAAGAGAGACTTCTGGGGCGGCAGGTTTACTAACTAATTGTGCTATAATTTTCATAGCACTTAATTTCTTTATAGGGAGTGGAATCCATTGGCCAAAAGATTCCTGGTAGATCTTGATCTAAGCACTAACGAGTTGCAGAATGCTGTCATTCAGAACGCCTCTGCCGATCCATCTGGCATAGCAGGTAGAATTTATTTTAATGATGGTAGCGGATATCTAAGAGTTTATGATGGATCTACTTGGCAAAATCTTTCCACTGGAGGCGCTGCTGCCAATGCTGTAGCCCTAACTGGAGATGTAACTGGAAGCGGTTCCGTTGTCAATAACGTTATTTCTATTGCTACAACCATCGCTGCTAACTCTGTGGCCCTTGGTACAGACACAACTGGAAACTACGTTGCAGATGTAACTGCTAGTTCATACATCATAGTTTCTGGAACGCCAGGAGAAGGATGGTCGCCAGCAATCTCTGTTGATGCCACAGATGCAAATACAGCATCTAAGGTTGTCGCAAGAGATGCTTCAGGCAATTTCTCTGCTGGAACAATTACTGCAACGCTTGCTGGCCTTGCCGCTAGTGCGACCATAGCAAATGGTGTCGCCACCAATTCTGTTGCACTAGGTGCAGATACAACAGGAAATTATGTTGCAGCACTCACTGCATCTACTGGTGTAAATATTACTGGTGGAACTGGCGAGGGCGTCACTAATGTAATCTCTATTGGACAGCCAGTAGCAATCTCAGACTCTCCAACATTTGCTGGATTGACAGTCTCTGGAGACCTTGCGGTTAATGGTGCCGATATCACCACTACATCAACTGGCACTGCCACACTCTTTAATGCAAATGCAACTACCCTCAATATAGGTGGTGCCGCAACAACTATTTCAATAGGTGCCGCTACAGGGAATACGACTGTAAACAATAACCTGATTGTCTCTGGCAACCTAACAGTATCTGGATCAGTAACTACCCTCAACACGGAACAACTGATAGTTGAAGACAATATCATAGTTCTGAATTCAAACGTGACCACCGCCCCAACTCTAGATGCTGGGCTGGAAGTTGAAAGAGGAACATCGCTCAATGTTTCCGTTCTGTGGAATGAAAATGATGATCTATGGACGCTCACAAATGATGGAACTAACTATCATCAGATTACTAGAAAGAGCAGCCATGCAATTACTGGAAACAGTTCTTCAGCAGCATTCACGCTCACACATAATCTTGGAACTAGAGATGTGGCCGTAGATGTTTATGCAGATGGAGGCTCCTATGATAGCGTAGAGGTTGATGTTGAAAGAACATCAACAAGTGCTATCACAATTAGATTCGCCACCGCACCTACCACGGGTACGAATTACAGAGCAGTTATCGTAGGATAATCAATGTCTAGAAGATTTTTAACGCCAGTTGGACTTCATAGTGCGACAAGCGACCCATCCTCAGCATCAATTGGTAATATGTACTTCAATACCGCATCCAATGTGTTGAGACTATATTTTAATTCTAAATGGAATAATTCAAGCACAACGGCATCGGTGATTAATGCTTCTGAGGGATATTATGGATCATTCTACAGTGCATCGACACAAACTAATCCAGTTCCTAATATCAGAAGAGCAATGACTTTTACAAATACTGAAATATCAAATGGGGTAACTCTAACAACTGCATCTACATTTACTATAGCAAATGCTGGGGTATACAATATACAGTTCTCAGCCCAGTTTGAGAAGACCGACTCTGGAACAGATGAGTTTGATGTTTGGCTGTACGAAAACGGAGAAGATATTCCTTGGACAAATACACGAATAACAACTCAGGGAAACAACACTAAAGTTGTTGCTGCATGGAATTGGCTGGTCTATGCTGAAGCCGGACATGATTATTCTATATTGTGGAGCAGTCCAGATGATGGTATACAACTTCTTGCTCAGCCAGAGCAGACTGGACCAACCAGACCAGGAATCCCCTCTATTATTTTAACTGTACAACAAGTAACATATGGCGTTCAAATAGCATCTGTTTCTTATGCTACGGTCTCAGCAAGTTCAACAATATCTTCTTCTGCTACGGTCGCAAGTCATGCTAGCACGGCCTCTGCCATTGCAGGAAATCTGGTGTCGGGAAGAGTGGCCTCTGCAACATTCGCCGCCAGCGTGGATTGGGGAGGGGTAACAAGCAAGCCTACCTCTATAGCATCTGCCACCATATCATCTAGTGCAGTTATTGCCAACCATGCTAAAACTGCATCTTCCATTGCCGGATCTCTAGTAACTGGAACTGTTGCATCTGCCACCGTCGCATCCCACGCTGGAACGGCGTCAAGTATTAACGCCTCCCTAATCACTGGCACAACGCTCCCCGCAGCCATCGTTAATTCCAGCCTGACCTCTTTAGGAACTTTGAGTAACCTAACTGTAAGTGGTAGCCTCAATGTAGATTCGGGAACACTTTTTGTAGATGCAACTAATAATGAAGTAGGTATTCTTACAACGTCCCCAGCCTCTGCACTCCATGTTGTTGGAGGGGCGCTGGTCACTAGAAATCTTTCAGCAAGCGGCACTCTCTTTTCTGGCTCAGCAATTTTAGGAGGAACTAATGGGCTATATCTTGGGCTAGGAGATGCGACATACGCTGGAACAGCGAGCGGTGCAGCGATACAATTAGGAACTACATCTGGCTCTAGAACAATTAGACTTTTCACTCCTAATTCATCTGGAAACAATGGCCTACGACTATTCATTTCCGATAGCAACACCTCTGTATGGTCAGACTTATTAATATCCCCAACATTTTCTGTTAGATCAAGTCAGTTAACTGCATCTACTGAGATTTTTGGTGTCAACACTTCTACTGGTCTTACTACTGCATCAACATTTTCTATCACAGGAAACGCCTCTGTTGGTGGAATGTTAACATTCAAAGCAGTCGGTGGTCAGGAGGGTGGGGAGTTTACAATGGAAAGACCCCCTACGACTAGTTTATCTGCAAACATAGCAATTGATATCTTTTCAAACTTTTTTAGAATATTTGAAAATGCTGGAAATGCTAGAGGCGCCTTCCTTGATCTTACAAAACAAGGAAATAACGTTTCATCTGAGTTTTGGACTAGTGGAAATCTAATTAGAGGTGAACCGTCTCCAACTACATCATCTGTTGCTGGATTTTTCGTCATATCGGTCGTGCCTGGTACTAGTCTCAATGGATGTACAATTAATCCTAGAGGAACAGCATCTAGAATTATCATTCCTCAAGTTAACACTGGAATTAATGGAGTATCGTCCGCTGGCTTTATTAGATGCTATGTTGAAAATAATGCAGGAACTGCTCTTGCTATAGGCACTAGCGTTCCGCTATACTATCTAGCATGGTAGACTATTGAAGGAGAATAATGAATATCGTTGTTAACGGAACTGAAAAGTTTGACGACTACTCCACGTTTATGCGTGCAGTAGTAGTTGCCATTGATGAAACTCTAACCCCAGAAGATAAGAAAATCAATCTTTATTCTGTTGGCGGGTACAAGACAAATCAATTTACCGCAGAGTTTATCAATAGATCTGAAAGGTTTCTAAAGCAAAAGGGAATCCGTCCAAGATTTTATATTATTCCTAAGAGAGAAGCCATAGAAAAGTTTGACGAATATGAGTTCGACATGGTACTATATCTATCAGACAAGTCTGATAAGACAGGTCTTTTCGATCCGCTAGTTGGTGCCGCGAACAACCGTGGAACTGACGTAAGAGTATACAAGATCTAGGAGAAATTGTGGCTATCAAAGGAGCAGGTCGCCGTATCTAAGCGCGACCAAGCATATCTTTCCATTGCATCATACCTCGCCAGCCAGTCTGAGTGTAGAATGAAGCATGGAGCAGTAATCGTCAGGGGTGGCAGAGTTTTGTCCACTGGCGTTAATAAAGAAAGAAATCATCCGATGATTGTTTCTAGTGAGCATATCAAGACGCACTGTTCTGTTCATGCAGAGGTAGATGCAATCAAGCGGGCTGGTGATGTTCGTGGCGCAACCATTTATGTCGCAAGAGTAAATAGGCGAGGCCAGGAACGTAATAGCAGACCTTGTTGGAGATGCTATGAAGAAATTAAGCAATCGGGGATTAAGAAGATAATTTACACATCTGAATGAGAGGCAAGACATGAATAACAATGTCTATGTTGATTACGATATGGCGCACAAGATTGTTGACTCCAGGCCCAATCTTTATTGGGACGGATGGACAATTGTAGAATGGCGCAGAGATAGCGAAGGCTTCTTCAATAAGAATGGAAGTTTTCGCAATGGCCAATGGGGTCGCACAATGAGGCGTATGGATGTCTCAAGCAGTGGCACATGGAAGGTTCCGGCAAAATATGTCATGGACAAGTGAGGCCCTTTGCGCTGGCTTAGACACAGAACAGTATTTTGATAAGTATGAGAATGATGTTACAATTGCGAATAAAGTAGATGAGTTATGCTTGGGGTGCCCCGTGATGCAACAGTGTTTTGATTATGGTGTCTCAACAGAATCTTGGGGAGTTTGGGGAGGAGTATTTCTTGTCGATGGTAAGATAGATAACGCTAGAAATTCCCATAAAGATGTAAACGTTTGGTCGCAAATATCTAGAAAGATGGAAAGATGGTAGATAAACTTTGCATCAAAATACTTAAGGAGATGAAGCCTCCGTATCCTGGCATTGTGGTAGATATCACTGAAAATCCAAGTTATATCGGATTACGAGTCTATGAAAATCAAATCATGTCTCTGTCAGATGAAAAGAGATATGGTGTTATGATGTACCTCCATGAAATGCGTAAGGTTATTTTGCAATTTGGATATAAGTGTTTTTTCGAAGGAGCAAAGGGCGACCCGCCAAGGAGTATCTAATGGAAATTGTCTGGATTGAGCATCAGAAGTGCTGGGGGTGGCTGATTCAAAGGGCCTCTTCCTATGTGCTGGTTCAATATGAATTAGATGGTGTTGAATACTCAGAAATATTAGATCCAGATGAAATAACTGAACCAAAAGATATGGGAATAAACTATGAATCTGATTCGTAAGAAAGATCCAGTATCTTACAAGCAGCCACAAGAAATGTACTGCTCTAACTACGACTGCTTATCTATGATAGCAAAATACAGCGAACTGTATGGTCTACTAGATGACTATGGTGTAGAATGTTCTCAATATTATTGTTTCGACTGCATAGTGAATGGAAACGTTGAATGAAAAAGGCTTTGATAACTGGTATTACTGGTCAGGATGGGTCGTACCTTGCCGAACTTCTTTTGGAAAAGGGCTATGAGGTTCATGGTATAAAGCGTCGTTCTTCATCGATTAATACTGAGCGCATTGATCATTTGTATGACAATCCCAGTCTAAAATTGCATTATGGGGATCTAACTGACACTAGCAATATTCAGTCTCTGGTTAGGGATATATATCCACATGAGATTTATAATCTTGGCGCTCAAAGCCACGTCCAGGTTTCTTTTGAGACTCCAGAATATACGGCCAATGCTGATGCTATGGGTACACTAAGAATTCTAGAAGCCATTCGACAGACCGATCCTACTGATATTAGATTTTATCAGGCTGGAACATCTGAAATGTTCGGGGCCGCCCCTCCACCTCAAAGTGAATCTACTGCTTTTTATCCACGATCACCCTACGGCGTTGCAAAACTTTATGGATACTGGATAACTAAAAATTATCGTGAGGCATACAATATGTATGCTTGTAGCGGAATTTTGTTTAATCATGAATCTCCGCGTCGTGGCGAGACTTTTGTTACTAGAAAGATTGTTCGTGGACTCAAGAGGATGCACGACGGTGGCACAACTCCAATAGAACTTGGCAATCTATACGCTCTCAGAGATTGGGGACATGCCAAGGATTTTGTTGAGGCAATGTGGCTTATGCTACAGGGAGAAACTCCTGAGGACTACGTTATTGCCACAGGCACTCAGTATTCTGTCAAAGAGTTTGTTGAGGCTTGTGCCCCGTTCTTTAATATGAATATTGAATGGAGCGGAAGCGGAGTCGATGAGGTTGCCATAGACACTGTATCTGGAAAAACTGTGGTAAAGATTAATGAGCGTTATTTCAGACCAGCAGAAGTTGAGTCTCTGCTAGGAGATGCTTCCAGGGCACGACAAGAATTGGGCTGGAGTCCAAAGAATACTTTCTACGATCTAGTTAGAGATATGTGTGTCAATGAAATCTAATTTGATTACTTACATTACAAACTGGGACAGAGTTAATGATGATGTTCTGCAAAAAGAAAAGTCTTTACTAGACAATAAAATAGATTATTTTGTCATGAATTCATCTTCAACTCAAAAAGATGAATGGCTAAACATCGGGACGAATGCCTGGTGCTATAGACAATTATATGAAATCTTTAAGCACGCTAAAGATCTTGACTATGAATTTATCTCTGTGTTGTTTGGAGATATTTACTGTCCAGATGGAACTACATTTTCTGACTATGTAAAAGAAACAAATAATAATATCAACACTCTTCCAGAGTGTTATGTGTATTCAACATCATTCACGCACGATGGATGGAGTTATCCGTCTACTGTCATTAGAATGTATGACGATGACGTATCCTATGTTTGTGGAGTGGACACACTGTACCTGACTGTACATAGGGAGATAGCACTAATAGTATATAAGTTCTTAAAGTATTTTGATAAGAAGCATGGTATAGATAATTTTTCTAGTGGGTGGGCAGTAGATGTTTTATGTTCGGCATTTTCTATCTACTACGGAAAGAATGTCTTCAGGAATACATCTTCCATTCTAATACATTATGAAAATAGCGGATACGATGTGGGCAAGGCATATGGAGAAATGAGTCTGCTGATTAGTGAGGCAGTGTACTTCTGGGATGCCATTGGAAATAATGGGGCAGCGTTAAAGAGAATTATTGATATGATGTTCGAACAAAGAGTGTCCAGAGAACATACATATGAAGATTTTTATGGAGTAACTAATGCAAACAAACAATAAAATATTTGTCGCTGGTCACCGTGGACTAGTGGGTTCTGCGTTAATTAGGAAATTACAATATAGTGGCTACACCAATATAGTCACAGTTGGTAAGAGTCAACTTGATCTTAGGAACCAGTCTGATGTTTCAGAATGGTTTGCAGCAGAGAGGCCAGAGTATGTTTTTTTGGCGGCGGCTAAGGTTGGAGGAATAAATTATAACAAAACCTATCCAGCCGAATTCATCTATGACAACCTACAGATTCAGAATAATGTCATTCAGTCTTCTTATTTAAATGGATGCAAGAAATTAATGTTCCTTGGATCTGCTTGTATCTATCCTAAAGTAACACCACAGCCTATCAGAGAAGAATATCTTCTATCCGCTCCGCTTGAGCCTACCAATGAAGGGTATGCCTTGGCGAAGATAGCAGGACTGAGAATGTGTGAACTATACAATAGGCAGTACGGATTCAATGCTATCTCTGTTATGCCAGCAAATCTTTATGGGACTAATGACAACTTCAATGTGGAACAGTGTCATGTTATTCCAGCAATGATTAGAAAATTCCATGACGCAAAAATAAACAATAATGAATCGGTGACTCTTTTTGGCGACGGGTCTCCAACCAGAGAGTTTCTTCATGTAGATGATCTAGCAGACGCCCTGGTATTTCTTATGAATAATTTCAACAGTCCAGAGCATATCAACATTGGATCTGGAGACGAATATTCAATCATGCAGTTGGCAAATATCGTGAAGTATGTTGTTGGATATTCTGGAGAAATAGAGTGGGATATATCGAAGCCCAATGGAACGCCTAGAAGAAAACTTGATATATCTAAACTTTCTATGCTAGGATGGAAGCCGCAGACAGATCTTTTTGTTGGCCTTAGACAAACATACGATTGGTTCTTGGAGAACGTGGCGTGAAATATAAGTGGCCCTTGATGAAGCAGACTATATCAGTCTTTGATCGCATGAAGATGATTGGGTTCATTGCCACCACAAAACAATTTACTAACGGAAAGATGGTTCGCAAGTTTGAGAAAGAGTGGAGTAGGTGGCTAGGCGCAAAGTATTCCCTATTTGTTTCTTCTGGTAGCACGGCCAACTCTCTACTAGTTGAGGCTATAAAGGAAAAATATGGACTGTCTAATGATAAGGTTCTTGTTCCTGCCTGCACATGGGTAACCAATGTTGGACCAATTATTCAAAGCGGCTTGCAGCCAGTATTCTGTGACATCAATACATCGAACTTCTCGTTTCTTGAGGAAGATCTTTTAGCGATTAAAGAAGCGCATCCAGATATCAAAGTTATATTTGTGACGCATCTACTGGGCTTTCCAGCAAACAATGAGGTGTACCAAAAAGTATTCCCCGACGCCATCATCATCGATGACGTATGTGAGTCGCATGGCTGCGTCGCACAAGATGGAAGTAAGATGGGATCGCAAAGTATCGGAGCCACATTTAGTTTCTACTTTGGGCATCACATGACTACTATCGAAGGCGGAATGGTGTGTACCAACGATAGAGAACTCTACAACATTATGAGGATGAAGAGAAGTCATGGCATGGCTAGAGAGTCTGAATACTTTGACCAATACGCGCAGATGTATCCAGATATAGATAGATCATTCTTATTTATGACTGATGGATATAACTTTAGAAATCATGAAATTCCAGCCGTTCTTGGCATAGCACAACTCAAGAGACTAGATAAAATGATTCGTCGTAGGAGAGAAAACTACGAGCAATACTATGGCATTCTCATGGAGAATACAAACAAGTTCCTTCCAGTCGGAAGAAATCCAGGCAATAGCAGTTTTTGTTTCCCATTTATCGCTAGGAATGTAGAGATCAAAAATAGGTTTAGAGAACTGCTGATACAATATGGGATTGAGTATAGGCCAGTTGTGAGTGGCAATCTTTTGCGCCATCCGTTTTTGTCTGATTATAGGATGGCACTTGATAAAGAATCTTATAACGTTGATACAGTTCATGACCTTGGTATATATGTCGGCAATAATCATTTTCTAGATTACAGAGACATATATGTATTAGTAGATATCATGAAGATGTTGGACAATGATCTTTAATCCGTTTGGTGGAGAAGGAAAGATTCCTACTGGAACGTATGTAGATCACACACATTCGTCTCCAAGGTATGACACCTCAGACATAATTAATTTTGGCTGGGACTTCACCTATCGGTCAAATGATTCATTTTATATTGATGACGCTCTCAGGTCTGCCTTAAGTGATAGCAGTCAAGGAGAAAAATATGGGTGGCTGCTAGAAAGTAAGGCAATTATTCCAGATATATATAGCGACTTCGTTAAGAATATATCTGCATATATGAATACATTTAGTCTAGTATTCACAAGCGACTATGAAATATATTCTTTGCATGACAGAATTAAGTTTGTGCCAGCCAACACTTTATGGGTAAAGAATCCAAAGATATATAAGAAGTCTAAACTTGTTTCAATGATTAGTTCAAGCAACGCGCAGACTGACGGACATAGACTAAGGCTGTTCACTATGAATAAGTTTCAAAATCAAATAGATATCTACGGCAGACACATAAATCCCATACCAATGAAAGAGTTTGGTCTTAAGCAATATATGTTTTCTATTGCGATTGAGAACTCTTCTTATCGAACATATTTTACAGAGAAGATACTAGATTGCTTCGCTACTGGAACAATACCTATCTACTGGGGTGCTCCAGATATAGGAGATCATTTTAATAGTGACGGCATCATTTCTTTTCATGACTCGTTTGATATAAACATGCTATCAGAAGAACTTTACTATTCAAAAATAGATGCTGTAAAAGATAACTACGAAAGATCACTTGACTACGCAGTGCTAGAAAATTATATTTACAAAAACTATTTAAAGGAATCTCATGAAGAGAAAATATAATATCTACGGCAGCGGCTGGTCGGAGACAGACGCAGCGAACGTTTCAAAAAATATAGATAGCATAGAGTGGGTGGTGGATGGTTCTGCTCAAGATAGTTTTTATCCAAACACCATGCTAAAACTGGTAGACGGCGATACTCAAAGTAGATATAAGTATGGATTGCTTAATGAGTCCATAGCAATCGATACAGTTTCTCATAATGAAATCAACAAATACATTGACGGTTTTGATTATATTTTCACGCACAATAAAGAGTTCTATTCTCAAATTGATAAAGTAAAGTTTATCCCAGCGTCTGTATATTGGATAGAAAATCCAAAAATACATAAGAAAAATAAACTTGTATCCATGATATCTTCTAGCAAATTGTTATGCGAAGGACATAAGACTAGGCTTGCCTGGGTCGAAAGGCTACATGGAAAGTTAGATTTATTTGGTAGTGGATTTAATCCAATAGAAAAAAAGGAATATGGTTTAAATAAATACATGTTCTCAGTGGCCATAGAAAACGCTTGTTATGAAAGTTATTTCACTGAAAAGATATTAGACTGCTTTGCCACTGGCACGATCCCAATATATTTGGGAACCCCAGACATTGGTGATTTTTTCAACCCAGATGGAATCATTTCTTTAGAAGAAGATTTTGACGTGTCTATGCTAACCGAAGAACTATATTACTCTAAAATGGATGCTATCGTAGAAAACTTTGATAGAGTATTAAAATACAGAACAGTAGAAGATTTTATATACGAGAACTACTTAAGGGATAAGGACTAGAGTGAAAGAGTTTATTGATTTTGCAAATAATAGAGAATGTTTTTCACAGTTAGGACAAGATCTCTTTGTCTTGTATATATTGAAAGAAAAACGTGGTGGCTACTTCGTTGAGTTTGGTGCTACAGATGGAATAAGTTTAAACAATACTAGACTTCTTGAGAAGAACTATGGTTGGTCTGGCATACTATGTGAGCCATCTCCGTATTATGCAGAAATACTAAAGAACAGTGATAGGTCTGCACATATAGACGATAGATGTGTCTATATAAATTCGGGCGAGGAAGTGGTATTTATTGATACCGATGCCCGTGGACTAGCAACTATAAAAAAGTACGCTGATGGAGACTCACACTCTGGTTCTCGCGCTGCTGGAATAGAATATTTTATACAGACAATAACTTTGGATGACCTACTAAATCAGTATGGTGCGCCACCAGTCATCGATTATATGTCCGTTGATACTGAGGGATCGGAGTTTGATATATTAAATTCTTTTAGTTTTTCTAGACACATTAACATAATGACAGTGGAGCATAACTATAGAGAAGATCGACAGAAAATAAATGATGTTTTAACCAACAATGGTTTTGTTAGAATCTTTGAGGAAATATCAAGGTTCGATGATTGGTACATAAATAAGGAAATTTTGTGATAGTTATAGACAAGGGTCGGCATCCAATTCGTGGCTTCCTCTCCTACTATATAAGCATACTTACTTCATTTAGAAAACTTATATCGGAGGGCACAAGCCCAGAAGATATCCGTATTGATCCGTACATTTTTTATACCTACGGAGAGGCGTCTAACTGGTTTAAGAAAGACAGGATTGCATTCGCTTGCCTAGAAGATTCTATATTTTATTCAACTGATAGTTGGAACATAGATCCTTGGCCGACCGATGATCAGTTGGATCTCATTCAATACAAAAAGTATTTTGATTACAATGACAAAACCTATAACTATATTGATAGCAATCTTCCATCAATAAAAAACTCTGTTGGCATACACTTCAGAGGGACAGACCACTACCACACTGATCGCGTAGATTTAAGTGTTTATGTTGATCGTACTAGAAAAGCAATGTATGATAATGGCTACAATACAATTTTTGTGGCGACAGATGAAGATGGTATTTTGGAAGAAATATATTCTTGCTTTCCAGATGTAAATATTATTCACAATGAAACTATCAAGTCTTCTGGCGGAGTGTCCGTGTTCGATAAGGAAATGTCTCAGCAGGAGAAGATAGAGTCTGGTCGGCAGGTTTTACTAGATAGTCATTGTTTGGCAGAATGTGATATAGTTTTTGCTAAGTTATCTAATGTTAATTATTATTCAAGAATATTGAATCCTCAACTTAAAGTTACTTATCTAGATAAAGGATCTACTGTAAGATGACAATATATTTTAATTCTTTAGGCAATAATGGACATCTTGGTAATCAGATGTTTCAGTACGCCGCACTAAGAGGAATTGCTCATAAGCGTGGACTAGACTGGAACATTCCACCCAAGTCTTTATTTGGAAAACGGTATCCACTACGAAGTAGCATCTACGAATGCTTTGAACTTCCATTTGTAAAGAATGGACATGTAGGGGTGAATATGGATGCCCAAACTATTTCGGAACGCCAACATTCTTACGACGAAACCCTTGTTGATCAGATTCAAGACGGGAATAATATTGATGGATACTTTCAGTCACCAAAGTATTTTAATGAAATATCCTACATGATTAGAAGAGACTTCACATTTAAAAAAGATATTCAAGACAGTGCAATCAATCCGCCGAAAGATTTTTGTGCCATGCATGTAAGAAGAACAGACTATGTTGGGAATAGCCTGCATCACACGAACCTAACAAGTTCTTATTACAAAGCAGCACTGGATATTTTAGATGCCAAAAATGTGATCGTGTTCTCTGATGACCAAGAGTGGTGTAGATCACATAAGTTTTTTGGAGAATTTATTGTTTCAAGCAACAATGAGTATGTAGACTTGTATCTAATGCAAAATGCTAGTCAGCATATTATTGCAAACAGTTCTTTCAGTTGGTGGGGCGCTTGGTTATCTGAGTCTAAAGAAGTCGTTGCACCATCCAAATGGTTCGGTCCAGCACTAGAGCATTTAGATACAAGTGATTATTACTTAGAAGGATGGCATGTGGTATGAGTTTTAGTGACCATTTTGAACATGCATTTTGTGTAAATCTTGAGCGTAGACCAGATAGATGGAAGAGCGCCCAGAAACAGTTTGAAAGAATTGGCATTGAGGTAGAAAGAGTTGATGCGGTAGATGGGGATAAACTTCCCCCAGGAAACTTAAAGCCAGGAGCAATGGGATGCCGCGCTAGCCATCTTAATGTTTTTAACATGGCCGCAGAGCGTGGATTGTCATCGTTTCTTCTCCTAGAAGATGACGTTGTTTTTGATCCAGACTTCAATGAAAAGTTTAATAGTCAAGAGCCTCAAATACCAGATAACTTTGTGATGCTATATATTGGGACAAATAAGTTGTCTGGACATGCAAACAAAATATCTGATAATGTGTTTAGAATATTTAATGTTCTCGCTGCACACTGCGTAATATTTAAAGAGCCGTGCTACGAAGACATAATATCAAAATTGAGCGGAGCACCAATGTATCCATGCGATGTATCTTATGGAGAGTTACAAATTAATTATCCGTCATTTGCGATACACCCCTCCTTAGCATGGCAAAAAGAGGGATTCTCTGACATAGAAAAAGTTTATGTAGATTATGATTTTATGAGGGACTGATGACAAAGTTTTCAATTATAGCAACTGATTATGAACCATATGTTCCAAGAGATAGAATGTTGGAGGGGCTTCGATCTCTAGCCGCGCAAACCTTTAAAGACTTCGAGTTGATCATTGTTCACGATGGCCCGAAGCCTTCTGGACCAGAAGAGTATGAGTCTGCTGGTACAGAGTTTACATATCTTGAAACTGATAAGCATTATGGTGTCTATGGAACGGATCAATTCTACGCTGGTTATGGATGGGGACATCACTCCAGAGATCTTGGTATGCGTCAGTCAGAGGGTGAATACATAATAAACTTTAATATCGACAACATCCTTTATCCGCAGGCGTTGCAGGCAATAGCCGACAAACTTGATAAAACAAAGGCTGACTGTCTTGTTTTTGCATGTAGTCATGAGAAGTTTGGTATCAAATATTTCTCTGGGATTCCACCCGTAATGGGCAAGGTTGATATGCTACAATGTGTCATTAGTAGATCTGCTTGGGAGTCAATTGGCTGGTGGTATAGATATGATCATTCAGCAGATGGATACATATTCCAAGAACTAGTAAAAAGATATGGATATATTCATATACCAGAAGTATTGGGAGAAAATAGATGATTTGTGAGGCTGCTAAAGTCTATCATCAAATTCAAACTATCGAACCAGATTCGGTCCCCATTATCATTCCCACATTTAATTTGGTGACATATGCAAAGTTTATGGTAGATCAACTAGAGGAACGCGGTCTGACCAACTTTATTATTTGCGATAATAAATCCACCTACCAGCCCATGATTGATTTTCTAGATGGCCTGTCCTCTGAGGGCAAGAGGGTCGTTAGGTTTGATAATAACTGGGGACCTAGAATATTTGGAGAAAGCCCAGAGATACTTTCTGTTCTACCAGAATATTTTATCCTGACCGATCCAGATCTAGTATTTAATTCATCGTTGCCAAAGAATTTTATTTCCAAGATGAAAAGAATAATTGACACCTACAATGTATCAAAGGCTGGCTTTGCGATAGATATATTTGAAACAAAGGATAAGTTTTTCAATCACAATCAGGTCCATATCTGGGAGGGTTCTTACTGGCTCAATGAGATTAAGACATATCAGGAAAGAGATCCAGTATACATCGCCCCTATTGACACAACCTTTTGCCTCTTTAAGAAAAGTAGATTCATTCAGGAACTCAAGGCCAACAAAATGGGACTGACAGGAACTTCTGGTGTAAGAATTGCTGGAAGATTCACATGTGAGCATATGGGATGGTGGAAAGAGCAACCAGTACCACAAGAAGAATTAGATTACTACCATGAGGTTCAGTCTTGGGCTTCTACCTATAATGAGAAAAAGAGGCTAGGGTATGTTTAGTTTAGAAACTTTAATTGAAGAAATAAATTCAAGCGGCTCAGATAAGCAGACGAGTCATAACTACTGCGGTGCATACTATGAACTATTTGAGAGATTGAATTGTGATAATGTCCAATCATTTCTAGAAATTGGCATTACAAATACCAGGCCAGAAAATAGTTCGCTACATGCTTGGGGTAGGCTTTTCCCCAGCGCCTCTGTTTATGGAATCGATATTGCAGCGTATAAGATATTTCAAAAGGACAACATCTATACTTACGAAGCAGATCAGTCATCAATTTTAGATTTATCAAACTTTATGAATGAGTTTAAATATCCTAAGTTTGATATCGTTCTAGATGATGGATCTCATGTTTTCCAGCACGCTAGGGCCACGTTTGAATATATGATTAGGCATCTTAAGAATGATGGACTATATATGATTGAAGATGTCTCAAAGAGGCAGGAGTCCTGGCAGCAGACAATATTTGAATGGGATGCGTTTCTTTCTGGAAGAACCGACGTTGCCTACCGTATAATCGATACTGTTCCAGAAAATACAGAAGACGATAGCATAGTGATTGGAATTTGGAAAGTATGAAAAGAGTTTTGCTAACTGGGGCCAGCGGCTTCGTTGGTAGCCATGTGCTACGGCATCTGCTAGTGAATACTGATTGGGAAATAGTTTGCCTGTCTAGTTTTAGGCATCGTGGGATAACTGACCGCATACGAGTAGCGGTTGATGGATTAGATTATGACGACCGCGTTCATGTTCTCATCCATGATCTTTGTGCTCCAATCTCCCCCGTGCTTGATGCCAAGATCGGTCATATAGATTATGTGATGAACGTAGCAAGCGAATCACATGTAGATAGATCTATTATTGAGCCAGGACCATTCGTGCAGAATAACGTTGCTTTGATTTGCAATATGCTTGATTGGGCAAAGATCAGAGACATAGAAAAGTTTTTGCATGTATCTACAGATGAAGTCTATGGGCCAGCACCACTAGATCACAACCATAAAGAATGGGAGACATACTACCCATCTAATCCGTACAGTGCATCCAAGGCGGCACAAGAATCTATTGCCTTCTCGTATTGGCGAACATACGGCGTTCCTCTAATCATCACGAACACCATGAACATCATCGGAGAAATGCAAGATCCAGAGAAGTTTGTTCCTATGATTATCAAGAAGGTGCTTGCAGGAGAGACTGTAACAATTCACAGTTCTCCTACTGGTGAGTTGGGCAGCAGATACTATTTGCACGCCAGAAATCAGGCTGACGCTCTTGTTCACTGTCTTGGGCTGCCCACTCCGCTATACGGACAGAGTTCCGTGCCTGCCAAGTTTAATGTTGTTGGTAATCGTGAGGTCAATAATTTTGAAATGGCAGAAATGGTTGCATCTTATGTTGGCAAGCCACTACACTATGAACTTGTAGACTTCCACTCAAGCCGCCCAGGACATGACTTGCGTTATGCCTTAGACGGTGATAAAATTGCTGCTACGGGCTGGAAGGCTCCGTTGTCGTTAGAAGAATCTTTAGAAAGAACGGTGAAGTGGACATTGGTACACCCAGAATGGCTGACGCTATGAGCGAGTGGTGGATTGATGAGGAAGAAGAAGAACTAGACGAACTCATCAATGATCTACGCAAGCAAAAGAGAATTGTCAATCAAAAAAGATCAAATAGATAATCATTCGGAGGAAATTTCATGACCTGCGTTGTCGCTGCAACCGATGGGCACACGGTAATCATTGGTGGCGACTCATGTGCCGTCGATAACTCTACAATATCTGCTAGAGTTCATCCCAAAGTATTTAGAAAGGGTGAACTGGCTATAGGGTATTGTCAGAGTTTTAGACTAGGACAGATTCTAGAATATATATTCTCTCCCCCGCCAGTTCCAAGAACCAAGGACGCAAACATGATGGAGTATATGGTTCGGTCTTTTGTTCCAGCCATGAAGAAGTGTCTAGAAGAAAACTGGTATCCATATCATGACGATGAAAAAGAAGATTGGTCAATCATCGTCGGTGTGAAGGGAAAGATCTTCTATGTTGAATCTGACTATCATGTTGGTCATGATATAAACAATTACTTTGCAATTGGTTCTGGCGGAGACTATGCTCTTGGCGCGATGTATGCAGTTAAGGACCAAGATCCTCGCGTTATGGTTCGCGTAGGTCTTGAGGCGGCTGTAGAATTTTCTCCGTTCGTAAAGAGACCGTTCAATTACGTTACTATTTAATGAGGCGCTATGATTGATGCTAGAGGTATTCCAACTCCAGAATGTCCGATGTGTGGCAGTTGGCTCTTGACCGTCCAAGTAACCTTCGATGAGGAATACAACATTTCTCAGTATTTGCTTGATGCTGAGTGCGCCATGTGTCATACTAAGGTTACGGCACCAACGCCGCTAGACCTACCAAGGGAGATATCATGAACGACAGCATTGATGACTACTTCGAAGAGAAGTTCCGCCAGATGAATGGCGATGATTTTTAATTGCATGATATTGCATGGTGGTGGTCATGGCTTCTCATGGTCGTGGGCGTCACAGGACTCTGGCTCGCTGGTAGAAAATTGTGGTGGGCTTGGCTTATAGGAATCTTTTCTGAGATTCTATGGATCATCTATGCGCTTGTAACACAGCAGTATGGATTTATTGCTTTCGCATTTGCGTACATGATAGTATTTTCTCGTAATGCAATTTCTTGGTATAAAGACAGAAACCACATCAAAGATAAGGAATAGTAATGCAAGTATTTCTTCCCGATAGATCATTCAGAGTTTGCGCTGAGACCTTGGATAACAAGCGTTTGGTAAAACAATTGCTAGAAGGCCGTCAAATTCTTTGTGCTTTGGCTGGAGAAACTAAGGGTTGGGTCAATCACCCTGCCACCAAAATGTTTGTTGGTCATGAAATCACGCTAGTAAAGTATCTTTTTTGGATTACCAGAGAAATGTCTCAGCGTGGCTATAAGTGGGAAAATAATTGGGCCGTGATTTCAAACCTATACCAGACAAAGTTTGAGCATTCTTCATCTCAGTTGCGTCCAGCGTGGATGCTAGATGATAGGTTTGACAAAGTTATTACAACTCATCGTGCTAATCTACATATCAAGGCTCCAGAACTATATCCACAATACGGACTAGAGACTGCCTTTTATAGAGACTATGTATGCTGCGAGGACTGTAATTACTATTGGCCCACGCATAGATTGGATAATGCAGATGTCGCATAGTGATAACTACTATTTTACGTTCGAAGAGTTTCTAGATCTATTGTCAATAGCATATCAAGATGCCCACGGCAAGCAAGATACAGGAATCCGTTGGCACCCAGAAGATCTATACAATAACATATCAATTGTACTTGATGTGATGTGTAGCACTCTGTCTAATACTATTAATCTTAAGAGCAATCGTCAGATGTCTAGCATTCGGGTGCTATGATGACTAGACCGGAAGATGTTAGATGCATTGAGGCTATGGCAATCGCTATGGCAGAATATGACAAGGTTTCAGATGAAAAAACCTGGAGAGATCTTGCTTCAGTAGCATATAATGCAATGATGAGACAAACACTGACAATGCATATGGAGCGTCATGGATCAGCACAACTACAACAGCACTTGTATCAGCACTAGGCACCCAGAGTTCGACTGCCTGACAAAGTACGGTGTGAGTAGTAAAAAGTTCACAGCAATTCAATGGTGCGAGCCATGTAAGTTAAAGTACAAACAATATATAGACGATGGGAAAGTGATTTATGGAGAACCTAAGCAACGAGGAAAAAGAAAGACTGCTGAGAAGCCTTGAGTCCGCCGCGCAGGAACTGCGTAGGGCGGTCGGTGGTAAGGCAGGAGAGGGCGCAGAGAAGCGATACGGTATAGCGTATCTTGCATGTGTACGAGCAGGCATCAAGCCCGCCCTTCGTAGAAAGTATCGGTCTGGACTGTGAAGGCTTACAGAGAATATTCACCGTGCTTTGACGACATTCTTCTTATCCCTCAATATTCTGACATTGATAGTCGTCACGATGTAGATATCTCTACTAAGATTGGAGAGTCTGTTAGATCAATTAATCTTGGCCTGCCAATCGTTGCCGCTCCGATGGATACTGTCTGTGAAGTAGACATGGCCATTGCTATGCGTCGTAATGGTGGTCTTGGCATCATCCATAGGTATCTGTCTGTTGAGGAACAGAGTAATCAAGTTTGTCATACAAAAGATAGTGGATTCTTTGTAGGCGCTGCTGTTGGAGCAAAAGATCATGACTTTTATCGTGCCTTAGTTTTATGTGAGGCTGGCGCAGGATTGATTTTAGTAGATACTGCCAATGGTCACAGCGAATACGCAATCAAGGCGGTGGCCGCTCTTAGGAAATCTCTTGGTCATAGTATTCATATCATGACTGGCAATGTATCGACATACGATGGCTTCATGGCACTGGCAGATGCTGGTGCGGACTCTATTCGTGTTGGTATCGGCGGCGGTGGAATGTGTACGACCCGTATCGTAACTGGACACGGTATGCCTACTCTATCATCAATTATAGATATTCGTGAGGCTCTTCCAAAGGGAACAGGCCCGTCCATTGTCGCTGATGGTGGAATTAAGAATTCAGGAGATGCTGTCAAGGCTCTCGCTGCTGGCGCTGACGCAGTTATGATTGGCTCTGCCCTTGCTGGCACACAGGAGACTCCTGGCGATCTAATTTTTGATGGGGATAAATCCTATAAGATGTTGCGTGGAATGGCCTCAGAATCGGCTCAGAAGGACTGGAGAGGATCTGTTTCGGTGGTAGAGGGTGCCCAGACTAGGGTAACTTTTGCTGGCCCCGTACAGAACGTTCTAGACTCTTGGGCTGGTGGTATTAGAAGTGGTCTATCATATACTGGTGTTCGTAATCTAAATGACTTACATGCACATGCACAGTATGTAGGTATCTCTAGTGTTGCGGTTGCTGAGAATAAGCCACACGCTACGAGATAGGAAATGAGGTGAATTATGAATATCAATAGTATTGTCAGAAAATTAAAGTCTATGGTTGCTGCAAGCCATGATCCAGTTGCTAGCATTGATCAGACTCTGCGAGATTTTGAGGCAGCGATTCGTCTTGATGAACGTTCCAAATACCATGAAGAAATGTCTCAAAAAATAGACTGGAGTAATGTAAAATAGTATTTATTGTTCCTTGGAGGTGACATATATGTACATGATGAAGAGAGAGTTTTCACAAGAGCAGCGTCAAAGAATGGCACGCAGCGGTGCAGCCATGCCAGACGGCTCCTACCCAATCGCCAACAGAGAAGATCTCATGAACGCTATTCGTTCATGGGGGCGCGGTGGTGCTAGAGCAGACGTAAAGGCACACATTATCCGTAGAGCAAAAGAAATCAACGCTGAGTCCATGCTTCCAGAGGAATGGATGAATCCAGATGCCAAGAAGTCTATTTGGTCTGGAGTTATTTTCCCAAGATAGGATTCTAAATGAACCACGATCCATTATGCCCAAATCAGCCAGAGCATTGGGACGGTCAGATTCTTTGGCCTGCCCAATGCTACTGTCATGTTATAACTGCTGTTCGTAATGATCAAAAGAAGAAGGATCAGTACGAGATTGAGCGGTCCTATTCGGTTGGCTACATGCGTGGTAGAACAGACACTATTGTCGAACTCAAATGGGAGAGATTAGATGATGGTAAGTGACAAAATTCGGGCGGTGGAATGTAACCATACCCTTCTCCCCATAGAAGTAATATATAACAATACAACCATACAAGAAGTAGGACAAAGATGTGTCTACTGTCAGTACGAGACAAGGATTAAATAAATGAACTTTAATGAGTGGATTGAAATAGGACTATCAAAAGGCTGGGCGGTGGGAGCATGTTACACCCATGATCTCCCTATTACTATAGAAGAAGAACAAGCCTTTGAAACAGGAGAAGATCCCTGTATACCTATGCTAAGAATATACGAACCTGAGGAATAAAGTCTTCTGATTTCTCAAAAGTCACATATATTTATGAAAATAGATACTAATTTGAGCCTGAATGTTAAATTATTGAGATATTGGGTGATATATCAGACCCCTTCGTAATACAAATTACATAGTCATTTATATATCCAACCACTATATATAGTGGTATGTATGACAAATGACCACAATTCCAGTGATTTTTTTTGAAGGGTTCGTAAAGGTTTTTGCCAGAAAAGATATAAAAGTTACCGAAAAAATGAATAAAAATATAGATAATCAGGTGGATTTATAGACTATTATTTTCGGGGTGGTGGAGGTTGCATCATCCCTAGTATAAGTAATATACATATGATAATTAGGAAGAATTCCATTAGTCCTCCGGGCCTTTAATGATTGTCCAAACTGCTATTGATGCAAGCAATCCTACAATTGCCAGCCAAAATATTATTTGCTCCATGTTTCTCCAAACTTTCAGTGATTTTTTTTGAAGCGTTCGTAATGTATTACAAAGTACAATTGTAAAATCCCGGGCAAACCACAATTCTGTGGCCCTCTATCATATCATCTGAAAATATCCGATGTCCAGAAATTTCAGTGACTTTTTTCATTGGGTTCGTAATGGATTAAAAATAAATTTGTTA